ATAATAAAACAGTAAATAAGCATTTTTATTTACAAGTACATCAGATTGTGTAACTTCTTGAACAGGTTTTTCATCATTATAATGATACCATTTATTATCGATTCTATTTTTAACTATACTAGTATAATGTCCAAAGTTTAGTCCAAATCCTAAATTATGATGTAAATTTACAGCGAATAAGTTATATTTTGCTTTTTCATCAGAATTAACATAATTACTTAAATCTAAATCATATATAGGATACTCTATAAAATTGTCAAGTTTCACAGATGGAATACCATAATCATTAAATTTAAATCTTTTAATTTGGATTATTAAGATTTTTGGTAATTTCCATAATGATATTTTTTTTTTACTTTGATTTTTAACAAAACAAAAATCACATTTTAATAAATTTTCTTTATCTAATTGTTCTTCCAATGTATAATTATCAAATAACTCATATAATGAATAAGTCTTGATATTATTTGGAATAGATAATTGAATATTTTGAAATAATTCAAATCTATTAGACTCGTTATTACATTTAGTACATTTAATACTATTATGAAACATTCCAGTAAATAATAGTTTTATAGGAGAATATTCTTTTTTAATAAACATTTCCCAATAATTTTGAGCAATTAAATATTTTAAATTTTTTAACGGAGTATTATTTATTTGATCATGTTTTCTTCCATGAATAATATTAATATTTTTTGATATATCTTCTTCTAATTTAGTAAATAGAAAAATTAAAAATTCTTGAGAATCTTGATGTTGATTGTCACCCCACATTGGATTTATTTTAGAAATACAATCTCTAAAAGATGTCGGTGTTATTGTTTTATAATTATTTTTTAAACTAGTTGTTAATAGTTTATAAAAATTTAAAAATATAGAATCATCTATATTTTTATTTTTATATTTTTTTATTAAATCATCTTTAAAATTTAAATTTAAGATCCAATCAGAAAATAAAGGAGTTTGTTGTAAAATAGTTAATATTGAATTCATATAACAAGTAACACCATTTATATTAATAAATCTAGAAACACCAGGGTTTTCTTGCATTATTACTATTAATATATTATAATAATATTTTATATCAATTTTTACATTTTAAAAAATAATCTATATTAAATTAAAATGAAATTAAATTATTTAAAAATTGGCCAAATAAAAACACTAGATGAATTAAATAAATATAGTTTAAATAAACCTATATTTTTAGGAAATTATTTATTTCATTATTTAATTCATACCAATAATTTAAAAGCATTAAGATTATATAAATTTCCTATTAACTTTGTTAATAATGATGGTTATAATGGATTTTTATTAGCACCAAGATATAATAATTATAAAATATTAGAATATTTTATTAAGACTTATCCAGAATATATTTATAGTTTTAGTAATGAAAATGAAAATTTTTTACATTTTTGTGATCCCACAAATAATAATTATTTAAAATTAATTAATAAATATAAATTAAATTGGAATGTACTTTTTCAATCTTATACAACTGATGGTATTTCTAATTTAGATTCTTTATTTTTACTTGGTAGTTATAAAACAATCAGTTTAATAATAAAAAAAATAAAATTTAAATATAACACATATTTAAAAATACCATATACATTTAGCATTATATTAAATAAAGACCTTAATACAAAAAATATAATATCTATTTTAAAAGAATTGGTTAAACAAGATTATAATATATTTAAATATAATGATAATTTAGGAAATAATTTATTATACCCTATTGTTTTATCAAATAATTATAAATTATTAAAATATATGTACAAACAAGATATAGATTTTAATTCTTACACACCTATTAATACTTTTCATATATTTAAATTAGCATATAATAAAGGAATTATATCAAAAGAGTTTAAAATGGCTGATTTAATTTGGGATAAAATTAAATATAAACATGATTTTACAGAAACAAATAAACAAGGAGATAATTTAGTTCATTATATTTTAAAATCTAGAATACAAAATAATTATGGTAATTATAATTTAGAACAAAAAGTTTTAAAAAATTTTAAAGAGTGGGATTTAATTAATATGGATAAAACAACACCATTAGATTTAATAATTCAATTAGATTATAAAAAATATCATAAATTAATTAAAAATTTAAATTTAAAAACAAAATATAACAATACAGATATTGATAATAAATGGAAAAAATATATTGATCAAAATATTAAAATTAATAATAACAAAAACAATATTAAATTAGTTAATAACAACTATAGTCATGGCAATATTTTTCAAGCAAGATTTACAGATACTGCTATTTTTGCGAAATATTTAAATGATAAATATAAATCTTTATATGTTCCTTTTACAAAAAATAAAATACAAATTAATTATAAACTATATACAAATTTAAGTTTACCTGGAGAAATGTTAAAAAATAATTTAAATTTTCCATGGATTATAATTTGGAATAATATTGATAACTATTTTGTTCATCCTTATTTAAATAAATTAATAAGAGAGAATAGTAAAAAATATAATTATGGATTTGTATATTTAAGTTTAACATTGCCTAATAATGGTTTACATGCATCTTTAATATTGTATGATTTTATAAATAAAAAAATAGAAAGATTTGATCCATATGGAAATACCATGGGTTTAGATACAGATATGGATAACGTATTAGCAAAAAGATTACATATCAATGGTTTTAAATATATAGAACCATCTAGATATTTGCCAGTTGCTGGATTTCAAACAATATCTGATGAAAATAATATTTTAAATACAAAATTTGGAGATTTCGGAGGTTATTGTTTAGCTTGGTGTATTTGGTATATTGAACATAGATTGAATAATAAAGGTGTAGATTCAAAGGTATTAATAAGAAAAACATTAAATAAATTTTATACTAATAAATATAAGCCAATGAAATTTATAAGAAATTATGCGAATAAGATCAATGATTATAGAGTTAAATATTTAAAAAAAATAAATATACCAGACAATATTATTTCAAATGAAATGTTACCACTAGAATATTTAGAACAAATTAAAACAAATATAAATAAACATTTTTAAATATCATCAATAAAATTAGCATTAGGCTCAACTACTTTTTCATTTGTTTTTACATCTGATTCAAACATTAATTCTTCTTCTTCCTCTTCTTCGTCTTCAGATTCTTCTTGAACGATAACATCAAGAAATCCTTCATTTTGAAGTCTCTCTTTATGTTTGGCATCATATTTATGAATTATTTCCCATTTATTAGATCCCATTGATTGAATTAATACTAAATCTTTATTTTTAAATCTTATTTTTTTTTTAAGTTTACCGCGTACACTACAATGAGCGATCACATTATCGTGAATTTTTTCAACAGAATAACCGTTTCCTTGATTTTTAGTGATGTATGCTAAATACTGTGCGTCATTGGGTTCAACATATTCAAAAAGTTTTGTATTTTTATTCCTTCCTTTATTTTTAGGTGGCATATAATATATATATATATAAAGTAATTTAAAAATCAATTTTTTTATATAAAATTATGCACTACATGCATCACAATTTTCTAGTTGTTCTACAAGTTTAGGATCAACTGTAAATTTAACTGCACTTTTAGCTGGTTTAGATCGTAAATAATACATGCCTGTTTTAAGTCCATTTTTCCATCCCCACATATGACAAGAGTTTAATTTTTTATAATTAGGAACTGCCATAAATATATTCATACTTTGAGTTTGATCAACGAAAGGTGCTCTTGCTTTAGCATGTTTAAGCACCCATATCTGTTTAATTTCCCAAATAATTTTATACAAGTCTTTAATAATATTTGGTACATTATTAATACTTTTAATACTTCCTTCATCTGCTATAATAATTTGTTTATTATCATTATTCCATTGTTTAATTGATAACAAATCATTAACTAAATGTTTATTAACAAGTGGAAAATCACCTGCTAATGTTCTTCTAGTATATATATTATTAGTAAACCATTCAAAACACTCATTATTACCCATAATTTGTGATGTTGATGCAGTCGGCATTAATGCTGTTACAAGTGAATTATGAACACCATATAATTGGATTTCTTGTTTAAGTTTAACCCAATCACAATTTTTTGGTGTAATATTCCACAAATCAAATTGAAATTTACCTTCAGATAATGGTGACCCTTTATACGTTTCATAATGTCCTTTTTTTTTAGCTGTATCTACACTCGCTGATAAAGCGGCATGATATATATATTCCATCATTTTTTCATTAAAGTCAACTGCATCTTCACTATCATAATTAATTCTCATACTAACAAGAGTATCTGCTAGTCCTTGAATACCTAGTCCAATTGGTCGGTGTCGTTTGTTTGATAGTTTGCCTTCTTTGGTTGGATAATAATTAATATCAATAATTTTATCAAGATTTTTACTTGCAATATAGGCAGTGTCCCATAATTTATTAAAGTCATATTTATCAGCAGTAAATTTAAACATTTCATTAAATCCACCAATGTGTTTTTTACCATAAAATATTTGTGGAAAAGTTAATTTACCAATATAACAACCATTATCGTCACAAGAGTTATCTTTATATTTATTTAAATCTGTATGTTCTGTTTTATCATATTCTACTTCTGTATATTTAAAATTATGATATTTCATAAAATTTTTACTCCAAACACAGAAATTACAATCAGGTTTAGTATATATTATCCATTGTGCTCTACTTTTAAATGGAACGAGACAATGATTAATACCAATAGATGCTAAATTACACACAGCATGTTCTTTATCATCTGAATATTCTACAATTTCGGCACATAAATTACTGCTTTTAATAATACCGACATTTTTTTGATTTGATTTTTTATTAATAGAATCCTTATACAACATATATGGAGTCCCTGTTTCCAATTGAGAATCAAATATTTTTTCCATAAGTTTCCTAGCAGAAACTTTTTCTTTATATTTTTTTTCTTTAACATATTTCCAATAAAGTGAATTATATTCGTCACCATATACTTCATTTAAACCAGGTGCTTGATCTGGACAAAATAAATACCAATCACTATCTTTTTCTACTTGTTCCATAAAGAGATCAGATACCCATAATGCTAAAAATAAATCTCGAGCTCTTTCTGTATCAGAACCAAAATTTTTTCTTAATTCTAAAAAATCAAAAATATCAGGATGATGTGGTTCAAGATAAATAGCAAAACTACCTTTACGTTTTCCACCTTGATTAATATATCTTGCTATATTATTATATACTTGTAACATTGGAATAATTCCAGATGAATGACCATTTGTGCCACGAATAATACTATTTTTTCCTCTAATATTACTAATATGAATACCTATACCCCCGCCCCATTTTGAAATTTTAGATACTCTATCCCAACTTTGTGTTATTCCTTCTAAACAATCTTCAGTTCCAAGTAAAAAACAACTACTTAATTGTGGTCTAGATGTTCCTGAATTAAATAATGTAGGTGATGCATGAGTATAACATTTATTTGACATTAATTCATACGTTTTTTTTATCATTTCAATATCACCTTTATTAATAAATGATGCTACTCGCAACCACATATCTTGTGGTCTTTCATATAGTTGATTTGTTTGTAAATTTTTTATTAAATATGCACGTTCTAATGTTTTAAAAGCAAAGAAATCTAATTTATAATCTTTACTATAATCTATAATATTATCAAGTTGATCTTTATTTTGATTAATCCAATTTAACCAATCTTCATCTAATAATTTCTTTCCATGATACATTGTTTCTTTTTGAATTAAATTCATTTTGTCGACAAAATTATTACTAGTTTTTTTATGTAAATTACTAACTAAAATTTTACCAGCAATATTACCATATTTAGGATGAATTGTTGACATATTCATACAAATTTTAGCAGATTCTACATCTAGCTCTTCTGTTGTTATACCTGAATATATTGATTGAATAACTTTTTGTGAAATTACACTACTGTCAATAAATTGTTTTTCATCTTTATTAATTAATTTATTTAGTCTATCGCTAATTTTATCAAATTGAACTTTTTCAGAATTGCCATTTCTTTTAATAACGAACATTATATTTAATTCTTTCATATAAAAGAATAAAGATTCATTTTTTTTTATATATATATTATTCCAAATAATACACTAAATAATGAAAATTAGGGTATAGATGTATTAATCGCTATATGTTAAAATTGATAATAATA